AAATTACCATCAAAAAAACTGGCAGCAAACCAGCAGATGGTGGATTTGCAGATCAATTTTAGGGAGGAAATGTCAAAGAAATTTGGATTAACAAAAAAACAAAATGATGTTTACTTGTTTATCAAGAAACAAATTTCTAAGAATAATATAGCGCCATCTTACGAAGAGATTAAGTTGGCGCTTAACCTTAAATCTAAAAACAGCGTACACGAATACATAAAACAATTAGTAGCTAGAGGCTGGATAAAAAATTTAACAGCTAAAGCAAGAAGTATTACAATTATAAAATGACCAACAAAGATATATTTAAACCTGTAGCTTATGATTGCTTACAAGAGCAGGTAGATGGCGATCACTATAAATCCATGCGTATTCAGCCAGCTCAGTTTATCAATGAAAACAATTTGCCATTCGCTGAGGGAAACGCTATAAAATATATCTGCAGGCATAAAAAAAAAGGCAAGATAAAAGACATCAATAAAGCCATTCACTATTTACAAATGATTAAAGAAAGAGACTATTCCGATGGTTAAAGTATTTGAAAAATTCTGGTCTGGATCTGTGAGCTTTACGGCTCATGAGAATTTTAAAGACCTGGATAGCGCAGTAGGATCTAATGTTCCTAGTAGCGCTGCTAAAATAGTTATAGATGAGAACACTCTTAGCTATGACTTCAATCGCATAAAGGAGGTAAAAACCAATGGCGATAACTCAATACCAAGATCTGACAAAACAGATCGAGGAAAAGGAAAAAGAGAGAAAGAGTCTGAACGCAAAGATACTGAGACTCAAGAAAAAAAATGACGGGATATACCCGCCAGGCATTGCAGCTCTCTCTAAAATGGCTCACACAAAACTTGTTGATGTGATCCAGCTGCAAGACCAGCTAGTTAAATTAGAGGCATAATTACTAGCTCTTTATAATCATTCTAAATTGCTGCTAATAGCAGAGGATCCCCCTGCGCCCAAATAAGTTTGCTTTAATGTCAATAAGTTGCATTATAGGCATTGACATATTGACAATAATACCTATATTAGAAATGTATGGTTCTCAAAAAAATTACTAATCAAAACATCGGAGGAAAAATGACAAAGAAACTAAGTAAAGCTGCTCAAGTTGCTAAGCTTTTAAAAAACAAAGCTAAGGAACTTGGCATGAAAGTCAAAGCATCATCTCAATATTTTGCAGGAGGTAACTCAGTTACAGTAAAAGTTTTAACTGGATCTAATATTAATCTTAAAAAATTAAAAGATTATTCAGATCAATTCGAATATGGAAAATTTGATGGCATGAATGACATTTATAATTATGACAATGTTAATGACAGCATTCCACAAACTAAATATCTTTCTGTCGATGATGAAAGAGCATACTACATCGCTAAAGATCTTAAAGGCGATGCGTACGATGACTACACTTGGAGTGTTAATGGCGAAAAAGTTAGAGGTTATTATCAGTGGGTCCAGCAACTAAAAGAAGTTACTGACGATCAAGTAGGCTTTGAATGGTTCTCAATTTTTAAGACTGCTATTTACAATCTTAATAATGCTAACACTAATGGTGCTACGTTTCCATTAGATGGCAAAGTCTTTAATGTTTCAAAAAATAAAACTAACCAGGAGGCTGCGTGAAGATAGTAGTAGGTAAACTTAATACTAAAACTTTCAAAGTCAAAGAAATAGAAATGACTACGGATGTTGGAACCAAGAAAGGTTTAGAGATCTTTCTTTCATTGTTGTTTGCAAAAACAAATGGTTATGAATGGCAAGATTATAAAATGTCAGATTTCGATAAAGAAATGTTGGCGCAATCTAAATCATTCAGAAGAAAAAAAGGCTGGAAATTATCTAGCCAGGTGGGTCATAAGCCAAATGTTCATCAGTGGGTTAATCAATTATTAACTTGGAGTAAAGATAAGAGAACAACAGCTAATGACTATTTATCTTTTCTTAAATGGTTCCCAGGTAAAGCATTTCAATTAAAGGAGGCTGCGTAATGGCAAGGTTTGTTTTAAAAACAAGACTTATCTCTTGTAGAGCCACTTGCATAATTGGCTCAAATAAATTTTATGCTTGGGGTTATGGGAGATCTAAAAAATCTGCTTTGGCAAATGTTAAGAGATCTTATGCATGCGCTAAAGCTCCATATAAATACACTAACTTAAGAAAGGAGGCTGCTTAATGGCATTTAGAAAAGATAAATTTGGCTGGATTAAAATAAGATCGGGTCAAACAAACTATTATCAAAATTCTAAATATCCAAATTTTCTATGCTACAGATTAAATGTTCCTGGAGTCTTATATCCATGGGGAATTAGATCGGGAAAATTTGATGCTAAGGGTTTTGAATTTGACAACCAATATGATGCTGAGGGTTTTGCTTGCGGTGGAAAACTAGGCGCAACTGAGCATGCTAAAAAATATCAATCTAAATATGAACCAGTAGAGGGTAAGACTTATGCTTTAACTGGTGGTCCCAAAGATAAGTGTATTGCTAATGGAAATACCTGGCAGGAAAGCGAGGTTCAAAAATAATGGCTAACCTAAAAATTGTAAAAGGTTCGGGTGCGTTTATTAAGATTAATTACAACAAAGTTGATGGAACAATTACAAAAATAAAAGACTTTGTTTCTAGTAAAGGATATTTGGTTTTAAAAAAAGTAATCTATTTTACTAAACAAAAACCATCTTACTGGAAAATACAACAAGGGATGATAGTTAAAAATGAAACATAAAAGCATGAGTCAAATGAATAAAGAGAAAAAGCTTAAACCATTTTGGAAAAAGCCTTTACTCGTAACTAAGAAAACAATTACCAAGGATCCTAAGTACAAGGATACTTCCTGGGTAGAGCTAGATGTTTACAACCCCTACAAGGAGAAAGGAAATAATGGAAACAAGAGTAGCTAAGAATGGAAACAAGTATAAGGTTTATGCCAAAGTAGGTGGTAAAGAATTTACTGTTGGATCTTTTCCTATTAATAAAAAAAGAGAGGCTATAAAATTTGAAAAGGATTGCTTAACTAAATCACTAGATGAGCTAGGTATAAAGATCGAACCTGCTAAGAGTGATAGGATTACTTTTGATTATGCTTTCAAAGAATATTACAAATCTATAGATGCTGAGCCAGACTTAGAACCTAAGACTAAAGATGGCTACAAGTCTATTTTAAAAGCCCATATCCAGCCGTACATTAGCAAAACCTACCTGGATGAGTACAAGGCATCAGATTTTAAACATGGCGCTCTAAGCACAAAGCATGGCTTATTAACGAGCTGCAAGGTATCCAATGGTATCAGAACCAAGGAAAAAATTGGTAAGCTTGTAGTTAATAGAGCATTAAGATATTTCAAAAACTTTCTGATCTTTTGTAAAGACCAGGAATGGAACATTGAGATTGAAGAGATCTTAGCTTTCGAGTTTCATCCAAGACAATTAGAGAATAGATCTGTTGCTAAGGATAACTGGCTGCCTAAATCTAATGATGTATTCAATATGATTAAAGCAGAAAAACATCCAGCTAAAAAAGCCTGGGTCCACATGCTAGCAGAAACTGGTATAGAGCTAAGCGCAGCTCTGGGTGTTTGCTATGAGGATGTTTACCAGGATGAAGAGCAAGGATTCTATGTAATTGATGTTAAGCATTCATTAGATGGAGACAGTAATTTTAGACCAAACTATCTAAAGACAGATAAAAGAAAAAGACAGGTTCAGATTACTGCAACATTATATCAGTTATTAAAAGCTTGGATGGATATACAAATCAATCCTAAGACTTTTGCTAGACAATACAGAAGAGTCTTTCCATACAGAAAAGAATATGCTGCAAGCATCGTTAAGAAAGCAGCTAATAGAGTTGGAGTCGAATGGCACAAGGGAGCCTCTCCTTTTAGAAAGTTTAGCGCATCAGTAATGTATGCCAAGAGAGTCTTGGATGATGCCTCATTCGCTGCAAGATATGGATGGGAAAAAGAATTGAAAACTTTTAAAGGTTTCTACCAAAAGCCTTTATCAGATTTGAATAAAAACAAAAGAACCGCTGCACTAAATAATCTAATAACCGATGGAGGATTAAATGATTATTAATGCAACACTCATAGAGAAAGCAAGGATAGCTAAAGTTATGTTTGCCATGAGACATCTAGATAAGATTGTAAAGAATGAAGATGGATCTACAAAAAAGGTTCCTCATTTTAAGACACAATCTCATATAGCTAATACAATGAATCTTACGTTTCAGCAGATTCAGAAGTACGAGAAAGCACAGAATGGCATATCAGCTGATAAGCTTTTTGCTTTGTGTAAAAAAGAGGGATACGAAATAGCAAAATTTTTTGCTGGTAAACCCGAGGATCTTCTTGAAGAAATCAACCATACAAAACATGAGATGATCCAAAGAAAGTGGAAAGAGATAGATCTTAATATACTAGAAGAACAAAAGCTCCAAGATAGGTATGCTCCGATGCTCCCTAAACTTGAGAGAGAAATGGCATATCAAGATACGTTTAAATCTTAGGCAAAAAAAAAGGCGGGGATTCATTTCCCCGCTTACACAAATCTTACACAAATAATTTTACCAAATATAAAAACCTAGATAGATGGCGCGCCCTGGAGGATTCGAACCTCCGACCCTCGGTTTAGAAAACCGATATTAAATTCGAATACTATTATTTAGTATCAACATAAACAACCTGTTTTAGATAGTAAAGTGTTAGCAAATATACCTATATAATAAGCTTTATTTTACAATCATGTTTCAGTTTGAAACACGATTTTAACACAAGTCTAACACAAGTTATTTAACTATAAGTTTTTTTATAGAAATCGATCCATCTACATTTTTTTCTAGCTCAGCCATAGACGTAATACATTGATAGCTTACATTGTTAGTAGCCTGTCTCATCGCTACACGTTTTCTTGCCAAGCATTCGCTAATTGATTTTTGAATACGAGCCTCTTTGATCTCTGTATTAACCAGTAATAATAAAGCAACCACACTCTCAACCATTAGTGACCCCCATTAGCTCTTACCTTATCTTTAATATCTTCTAAGGAATTTTTAATTTTTTCTATATCTTTCATAGCATAATTAATGTTGACGTTATTATTTCTCATCGTTTCCATTTCTTTTTGTATATTCTCAACCTGCTCCGCAAGATGTTCCAGGATTAGGAATTGTTCTTGGTCAGTTGGTAACTGCTGGCTTTTTTTTAACAGATCTGCATTGAATAATTCTCTTGATGTTTCTAAAGATCCAATGCGTGTTTCTAATTGAAAGAAAGATACTGTTGCAATAACGGCTCCAACCACTATGGCTAAAAGGTTCTTAGCTGGGAGCTGTATCCCTGTGTTCTCTGAGAGTTTAATTGATTTCATTTGCCGCCTCTATTTCTTTTTTTCCATGTTCGTTTCTTGTGTTTGTTCATACTAGAAAACTTAGGTTT